AAAAAGGTTCTGGATCGGCTTTCGAATTTGTTGTTAAAGCTGACACAAACCGCGCTTCAGTTGCTAACAACGGAATGGCGATGGATTTGGCTGGTATCGGTCAATTAGCTACTCGTAAATTAACTGTTTACGATTTGTTCCCGAAAGTTTCTGTACCTCAAAATATGAACGGAACTGTTCGTTACATTGACTGGGACGAGGCTACAACTGTTCGTGCGGCTGCGGCTGTTGCTGAGGGTACTGCGTTCCCTGAGTCTACGGCTAAATGGGCGACTTACACGTTAAACTTGCAAAAAGTTGGCGATTCAGTTCCAATGTCTGAGGAATTCGCTTACGACGATCAAATGTTAGTTCAAGAAGTTAGAAACTTCTTAGCAACAAACGTTGATGTTAAAATCGATACAGATTTGATCAACGCTAACGGTACTTCACCAAACATTAAGGGCTTATCGGCTCAGGCTGGAGCTTACACGGCTACTGCGCAAGGTATTTCAGACGCTTCGATTTACGATTTATTAGTTGACGTAAAACGTACAATTACATTAACTGGAGGATCTAAATACAACCCTGATTTCGCTTTAATGAATATCGCTGACATTAACAAAATGTTATTGAAAAAAGACGCTAATAAACAATATGTAACAGCGCCTTTCGCATTAAACGCAAACGGAGTATTTACAGTAAACGGAATTCGTGTTATCGAATGTAACGCTGTAACTGCAAACACTTGTATCGTTGGAGATAGCCGTTTCGGTAAAATCTACGAAGAAGCTGGAATGTTCGTAGGAGTTGGTTACGATGGTTCTGACTGGTCAAACGATATGATGACATTAAAAGCTAGAAAACGTTTGAATTTATTAGTTCGTACTGCGGACCAAACAGGATTCAAAAAAGTTGCTTCAATTAGTGCATCGTTAGTAACTTTGGCATCTTAATAAATGGTTAAGATCAAATTTTTAGAAAACTTCGCTGGCAAATTAGCTGGCGAAGTTTTTGAGTGCGATTCGATGTTAGCGTCGCATTTGGTAAACGTTGATCTAGTAGCTGAATTTGTTAAGGACGAAGTAAAAGAAGTAAAGAAAAAAACAACTAAAAAAGATTAAAAAAATGGCGTACGTTGATATTTCAAATTTTGCAAGCGGTTTCAATAAGGTAGCTTATAACGAACAAACAATTACAGATTTAACGTCTTTTATCAATGATAAAGAGGAATTGATTTTAACCGAATTATTCGGCAAAGAATTGTTTGAATTGTTTAAGGCTGGCGTAATTGCTGAAACTGCAAAATATATGAAATTGAAAAATCCTTTTATTGATCAATTACAAAGCTGTCGAGTAATTCAATCTAAAGGCGTAGCGGAAATGCTCGCGGGGTTTATTTATTTCGATTATTCACGTTTTCAGGCTACAATGCCAACCGTGAGCGGACGAGTAACACCAAAAGGGGAAAATTCAAACGTCGCATCTTTTAACGTTGGTTTAATTACTGAGAAATATTTAAAAGCGTTGGATACTTACGAGGCTATTCAATTATACATAATTGATAATTTAAGTTTATACCCAACTTTTAACGGTATTGAAAAATTCCCTATCTTAGCGCTATAAAATGATCGATATTTATAACATAGTAAAACAACAAATTTTTGACAAATTAGATAAAACTATTAAAGTCAAAAAGTTGGAGCCGGCAAACGGAAAATTAAAAATGTACGTTTGTGGTTCTGTTAAATGGGCGCGCGTTGGGAAATCTTTGCGAACGACTACGAGTCTGGCATATTTTCCGATAGTTTCTGTTGACTATGTTAATAATTCAATGATTTTGGATTTTCCGCTAGATCCGCAAGGAGCGCCAATAAGTTGGACAGGGGACACAGGTACATTAAACGATATTTACTTTTTTACAGGAACACCACTAAGAACAAACGAGGAATGGTTATCGTTCTCAAATAATGAAATGTTAAAAACCCCTTTTATTTGGCTAGTTGAGCCGACACGCGAAAAAACGCTCGGGGTTTCATCTATTATTGAGCGAGAGTCTGACGTTCGTTTTCTTTTATTGGATAACAATAATTCGGCTAATTGGTTGACTAAAAACGTCCACGAAAATAGATTAGGAGCTTTATATAACTTAGCGACTGAAATTGAAAACGTCGTAAATGACAACGTAAAATGGTTTAAAGAAATTGAAACAAAAGACGTTAAAAATTACACGCGTTTCGGTACTGAGTCGCCTCAGGGATTTGAAGCGAATATCATTGACGCGGATTTAACAGGGGTTGAAATACGCTTTACCCTGAAAGTAATAAAACAAGCGTATTGTAATTGTTAAAACACTTAAATTTAAAATAAAATGGCAGAAATTTGCACTTGCGCTGGAACTTCTTACGGGAATACAGGCGTTGACGGTTGCGCTACTATTGGCAAAACACCGTATAACATTATCGTTATGCCGAAATACGCGGTTAACGGATCTGAAAACGTAATCGATTTAACTTCGGCAACGTTAGGACAGGACATTAAGGACCTTTGTAACGCCGTAACGGTGCCTCAAAGTCGTTTGTATCCTTTGCCTTTTGCTGAGAATTTCCAGATTACAAAGTCGGAAACTATTTACGAAACAGGGCCGTCAGGAAATAAATACAAAATTAAAGACGGAATTCGTTCTTACGCTTTTGAATTAGTTGACAAAAACGCTTCAGTTCGTTTGTTGGAAAACTTAACGAAATTTGGTTGTTCGGATATGGTTTATTTTGTTGTCGACATCGAGGGGAAAATCGAGGGTTGGAAATCTTCAGGTACTTCTACGGAATTACACGGTTTCCCAATGTCGAACAGTACTTGGAATGCGATTTTAACTTATGCAACCGATACAACAGTTCAAAAATTAATGGTTTCTTTTGATCAATCGCAATATTTTAACGACGGATCAATTTACTATTTAACGCCTAACGATCTAGGTTATTCAGCTACTGACTTGAAAGGTTTAGTATCGGCAACGGCTACGGTTGGAACGATTACAACTACTGGAGCTGTTGCAACGATCAAAAAAGGATCAACAGACGCGGTTTCAACTGGAGTTCCTATCGTTGGTTTATTACAAGCTAATTTCGCACTTTACAACAAAACAACTTCGACAGCTGTAACAATTACAGCGGTAAACGAAACTTCGGCTGGAGTTTACGCGATTAGTTACGTTGCAATTACTGGAGCGAATTCATTTAGATTAACAGCGACGGCGATTGGTTACGACATTCCTGTTGTGGTTTACGCTGATCCAGCTTAATGATTAAAGAAAAGTTCGACGGAATTTTGGGAAGTACTTCGTTTAACGTTGACTTCCTGAAATCCGTTACTTTAAAGGAAGCCTTAGAACATTTTAAGGCGACAGAAATACACGCGGACCGAGTTCGTAACGCTTGGAAACGTGCAAACAACAAAAAGTAAAAATTAGTTTTATTGGTAAAAAGGGGAGTCAAACGGTTCCCCTTTTTTTATAACAAAAAATAAATGGCGACGGTTGACTTTACAAAATTGGATTTAATTTTCGATAAAATTCAAAGATTAGACGAGGATAAACTTTGGGTTTTTTCAGTTGATAAACCGATACGCGACAAAATGATCGAATTAAATACCGATTTACAGCTTTATGAATTTGGTATCGATTCCAATGGGGACGAAATAGGAAACTATAGTAATTTTACGGTACAAATTAAACAAAGTAAAAACCAGCGATTTGATCATATCACTTTAAAAGATACGGGGCGATTTTACGAAAGTTTCACGGTTGACGTAACTGTTAACGATATTATTTTCGACGCTGAGGATTCACAATTTTATGACGTACCTTTGTTTGAAGTTTACGGCGTGGACGTTTTAGGATTAACGCCTGAAAATATGGAATACATAAAAGATACTATTTTAAACAATTATTTAAAGATTTTGACAAATGAATTATTTTCATAAAATAGAAGTTTTTACTATGGATCGTTGGCTACGTTGTCAGGCTGGCGATTTAACAGCTACTAGAATAAACGAGGAATTAATAGACGAAACAGCCGACATTTTAGCGTGGGAGTTATTAAACGACGATTATTTGTTAACGTTTGGAATGAATAGAAAACACGCGCATTTTATGCAATTACAAAAAAAGTTAACACTTTTACAATTGGATTACGTTATTACTGACGATATGTTTTTATTCAACGAAATTCAAGAAATTACTGAAGAAATAAACAACCTTTTTAAGGACGAAAATAAAGGCGAAAATAATATAACTAAAACTTTGATTTACCTATCTAAATGGGTAGGTTTTAAACTCAAACTAGACGAAATTACTGTTTTAGAATTTTTTACAATGTTAAACGAATACTCAAAAGATCAAAAAAATGGCTAAAAAAATAAGTAGAATTGATATAATCGACAACGATATATTTAAGGATTTAAAAGATAGTTCAAAACGCGCTCAGGATCAATCGGAAGCCTTAAAAGTTTCCTTGCTGGCAATTAATGAAGTTTCAAAAGAAATAAAAAAGAACGCTTCAGCTTTAAAGGATTCAATTAAAATTGTGGACGCTTCAGAGGTTGCCAACGCTAAGAAATTAACAGAAATTCAAAAGGAGGCGAATAAGATCGCGATAGACAACGAAAAAACAAACAGGGCAAAGATTCAGACGGAAAAAGAAATCGAACGCCTTAGAACGATTCAAATTCGCAACGAAAAGGCTTTAGCAAAAGAAAGCGAGAAAAAATTATCGTTATATCAGCAAGAATCGAAGCGTTTAAATGAAATGCGCAAGGAATACAAAGAACTTGCACTTCAGGAACAACAAAACACAAAGTCGGCCCGTACTTTATTGGCGCAAATTACGCAATTAGATAGTAAATTAAAACAAGTTGACGCAACTGTCGGACAACACCAACGAAGTGTCGGAAATTACGACGGAGCTTTAAATAAATTAAAATTTGGGTTAAAAAATGTCAGCGGAATGCTGTCCCAATTTGGAGTCGCTTTTGGCGGGGTTGCTATTATAGGGAAAGGAGTTAAAACAATTGCGGACTTTGAAACAAGCGTAGCGGACTTGTCGGCTGTAACGGGACAAAGTGGAAAGGATCTGGATTTCTTAGCGAATAAGTCGATTGAATTTTCAAAACGTTTTGGAGGTTCGGCAAGCTCAATTGTTGAGGCTTTTAAATTAGCTGGTTCGGCACGTCCTGAATTGCTTAAAAACGGACAAGCGCTTTCGGAACTTACGGAAAAGGCTATCTTATTAAGCAAAGCCTCAGGGGA